ACCTTAACATCTAAAAGCCTGTTAGATATACCGTTTACAACAACATCAACAAACTTTGGAATAATCGGAACAGGTGTCCAATCTAGGTTGAGGTAAGATAGGTCGCCATTTACGGCTAATTCATTTTTATATTTATCTACTGGCTGTTCTCCTCTAGCATACAAACGTCTGGATAAAAACTCAGAACGGATTTCACCATACATGCTACTGCCGTAGTCTCTTGAAAACCACTCAGACTCAATAGCATGACCTACTCGAAGTCCATACTCATATGTGTCCTTCTCGATGTCTGGAACAAATTGATTAGGAAAACCACTACCCGAATTGAATCTTGGCTTATTTATCATATTTATTTAATAATTTCACTAACAAAACCTTTGTTACTGTATCTTGCAAAGTTAATATTTATTTGATTACGTTTTTCTTGTCCTATATTCTTGCGTGACTGATTTGCCATAATAGCAAACCCAGAACTTACAGTGGCATCAAACCTTGTTCTATTGTTGATGTCATAGTTAGCCCAATCAAGCAAAGTCCTGTTGAAAAACATATTACCACAGCTTCCAAAATCCATATTTGCTTGGTCTCTAAGTACTCCCACATGGTTTTCTATATAACTTTCTATGCTTTCTGCGTGAACAGAGATTACGGCAGACGATGACGGAATACCTCCTAACTCTCGCTCTGCTTTAGATAAAACGTTTTTGTGTTTATCTGGTCTATTTAAAGAAAACGCTCTATATCCTCTTTCTTTTAAATAATACAACAACCTTGGCTTGTTATTTTCCACAAGTATCGGCATACCATAAAAATGTAAAGCCATCAATACATCTTCGTAGAATAACTCAGCAGTTTGAGGTCTTGATATGTATTCTAAAAAAAACATATTTGTTGGACCATCTTCCATGTGAAACTTAGTCATTCCATGTAAAGACCCCTTAGAACCTCCTCCGTTTACAGTTCCAGATATATCATAGGAGTCGCAACCAAAAGAACCCATGTGTGCATTACCAGGATATTTCCTGCCGTTCTTTTCTGTTACATTATTCATTAAATCCTTGCTAGGAATCCATGACAAGAAAAACCTTCCTTTGGTTTCTGGGCTGAATACAACTTCGGTATCTCTTTGTCCATTTCTCCAATGAAAGTTACCTCTTGACACTGTGGACTTTATAGCAAAAGAATCATTGTAGTCTATTTGCTCATATATTCTAGTTAGGTTAAATATGGTGTTTTTAGATTCATCTCGAAAAGCATGAGACTCTGTTCTAGGGAACTGTCTATAATATTCGTTTAGCGCATCAGGGTCGTTTTTAAGACTATCTACCTCGTTTTGCCAATATTCTAATGCCCCTTGGTGAATGTAATCACCATTGGTACTAACTTTTGGTAATTTCGGAGAATCTAAAACAGGCTGACCATACATATCAATAAAACCCTCCATGTTCCACTCCATCGGGATAAATAGGTTATACAGCCCGCTTTTTGTCTGTCCATTTGAATTTCTTGTGGTTGGGTCTGAATCGTAATATAGTTTTTTAAAGTTTTCCCCTCCTTTGTCTAAGGCGTTAGAAGTAGAGCCCATAAGACACTTACCTATAACCCTACTACCTAAACGCAAACAAGTTTTTGTTACACGCCAGTTATTTAAGATGTTGTCAGGTTTCTCCCACTTACCACTTTCATCATGCACTAATAAAGCTAATTTTTCCCCATCATAACTATTGTCCCCTGTGTTTTTCCAGTCGATAGTAGTATCTAATCCTTGCAGGTCATTTGTGACGCTGGTGTTTGATATAGATTTCCTAGTGAGTTTAGAAGCTGGAACTCTGTAAGCAAGCTCTGACTTTGGTCTATCCATCCCGTCTTGTATTGGCTTGAAAAAGAATGGGTAGTTCACTGATATAGGCACAACCTTATCTGTAAACATTTTTTTAGCATCACTACCTGTTTTGGATAGTATTCCAAACCTAGAGTCTGACGTTATTGTTGCTTGATTAACTATTTCAGCAGAAGACATAAACGAAAAACCAGAACGTCTGTTTTTTAAATAGCACATTCCGTAACATCTATCATCTGCTTTACACGCTTCCCAATATATAAAGAATATTCTGTTTGATTCCCTGTATTCTGGCCTACCCACATCAATCTTTGTCCACTGCAAGTACATGTAGTGTGTACCAGTTATGTACACGGGTTTTCCGTTGTTCATAAACCAAAACCCATTCTCCCTTCTGTCAAACTCATTCTCGATATAAGGAACCCAAGTCTCCTTGAAATCCTTATTCATTTCATTCCATTGAAATATGGTCTGCAATGGTTTAAGTGCTTTTGGATACTCGGAAGCTTCCCAATATTGGTCTTTTTTTTCAGATGACCTTCTGTATACTTCTTTTGGTTTTTTTGGAAGTGCTATGTTTAGGCTATTGATACGAACAACATCACCAACCATGCCGTCCCTGGATATCACAATCATGTCTAAATCTGCGTCATAACCATATTTAAAAGACTTTTTTCTGTTTCTAGATATCAATACCTTAGACGGTATAAAGTCCTTTAAAACTACGCATAAATCATTATTTAGACCTTCTTTCTGCAAATCCTCCTGTTAAGTTTTTCTTTTCCTCTTCTGGGTTTTCTAGCATATTCTTTTCGTTTTCAATTCGATTTAGAATCTCGAAAGCGTCGAATATTGCTAGTTTTTTTGTGGCTGCTGCATTTTTTAATCTGTCAGCTGCCAACTCATCATCTGGGTCTGGTTTTATAATCTCCTCTTCAGCAACCTTGATTAGTTGTTTTACAGCCTCGTGCCCAGCCTGAATAATTCTTTCTTTTATTTCTATTATATTGCTCATACTATAATAATGTGCATATATCATTTGTCCTCATTCTATACACAATATTTCCATCTACGTCAAAACGATATTCGCTGTTTTTTGTAAAGTTTATTTTGTCTCCCTCGCTAACGCCTAGTTTGCTCAGATTCTCATTACCATAAACCAAAACGCCTGTATTTAGTTCTTCTCCCTCCTCATAAAGATACGAATTTTCTTTGTCGATAGGTTTAACAAAGCAGAAGTTGTCTACAGAGTTCCATCTATCTCCATTATGATAAAGATAAAACTGACTTTCATCAATAAAATAAAGACCGTCTTTGAAGAAGTTTGGTGACTTTTTAGGCCTACCCTTCATGTCATAGTAAATCCTGAATATATTATGGTGTACAATGACGATATCCCCAACCGATATACTTCCTTTATATCTGCCAGGGATATGCACTATTTCTCCAAGACGATTTACGTGCTTGTGGTCTTCTACACTTGAATTTACAATTATCTTTTTCCCAGCTATATCGACCTCGTTCACGTATTCATCTCCAACAGGTTTAATGATGAAGTAATACGGTGATTTCATTTAAAAATAAATGTTGTACTCTATGGATACAGGTATGTTCTTGTTAAATTCCTTCCAAAGAAAAACCTCATTATCTTTTTCTATATATATAAGATAAGATTCTTTTTCTTTATTAAAATCAATAAGATGAATAGCATGGCTTCCATTCAAAACATCTTGTCCTAAGATGTAATGCATAGCGCTACCCTTGTAGTCTGCTCCTATTGATATCTTACGAATTTCCATTATCAGGTGAATCAAGAGTAAGCTCTCCAGTGTCTAAGTTGATACTTCCCTTGCCGTGCTCTTTTTCGAGCTCAACCATAATAGATTGTAACTTTTCACCTTCTTCATGTAGCTTGTGAAGTGCTATGTGTTTTTGAGCCTCCATAGCTCCAACCTCCATTTGTATGTTGGATTGAACTTGTCTGATTTGACGAATACTGTTTATAATTTTTTCGTCGACTTGAATTGTTGCTTGGACAGGAATGTCCTTAACTGATTTTGTCATTTTATTTAATTTTAATTATTACTGTTATTCTGTTTCTTCTTCATCGACCTGCTCCTCTAGAGATGTCAACCAAGAGACCTCATCAACACTTACCTCCTCATTTTTAGGAGTGATTTTGTCTGAGATGTTTTTCTCAATAATATAATTCATGTGGTCTGTTGGGTGGTTTGCTTGTGCCCATAAAATTACATCAGATTCTAAAACCTCTGTTAGAGGAGTAAATACATTAGGGTCTGGAGGTAATATAGGGCATGCGCCACTAAATGTGTAGGACTCACCAGAATCAGCATCGGTTCCAGTATAGTCAAATCTTACGTGAGTGATTACATCTGACAATTCGTCTAGTGATGGCGCTTTCTTCAAAGCCGTAATCTTCCATTCATATGATATATTCATAACTTAAATATTTATATTGCAAATATACTAATTTTTTATTAAGGACTAATAAACCCACCACCACTACCCGCTGGTATAGTTACAGTTCTAGTTACTCCATAACTTGTCCCAACGCTATTTGTAGCAAAAGCTCTAACATACATATTATATGATGATGAAGTTTGAATCACGTATATAGTAGCACTCATAATACCTGTTGTTCCACTAACAGACCTCATAGCAGAGTTACCTGTTGTTGGCGATGTGTTGGACGTTGAGTATACAAACCCTCTTTGTGTTATAGTTGCTCCACCATCACTACTTACGCTTCCAAAAGCGTCTATCCAGTTATTTGTACTATTCCAACCACATATTCCAGTTGAAACACTTGGAGCGGTTGTTGCTGAATAATCGTGGTCATAACTACGCCATTCACTCATCTTATGAGGTGTGTTACCATCAGGTCTTAAACTTGAAGTGTTCAAAGTTCCATTAACCCCAGTAGATACATCTGATAAACTTATGTTTACAATAGAACTTAGTTGCGTGTAGTCGCTATAAGTAACTTCCGCTCTTATTCCCCTTAAAGATAACGGTCCGCTTGCTGGTACTGCCATAACTATTTACAATTACATTGCTTATTCTCTAAAGCTTCAACCTTAGCCGTAAGCTCTTTTACAGATTCAATAAGTACAGCTGTTAGTTTTTGATAATCTACAGCCTTATATCCGTTAGTTCTTGTCTCTACAAGTTCTGGAAGAACAGCTTCTATTTCTTGAGCAACAACCCCTACATCTTTTTTGCCTGTGGTCTTGTGTGACTTTTCATTCCATTCAAATGTAACCCCGCTTATTGCCTTAACTTTGTCTAATGCGTTCTCTATTGGCTTGATGTTATCCTTAAGCCTTTTATCCGAAGAGTAATATGCTACAACATCACCAGCAACACGGATAGAATCTCCAGTGCTGTTTGGGTCCACATAATAGGTGGTATTGTTCCTATCATAGTAAATAGTCCCAGAAACAGGGCCAGCATAAAGTTGGGTAGTCGTAGAAAATGGCGAACCAACATAAAAACTTGTACTTGTAAATATAGACCCGTAGTAACTTGATAAATATGGACTTCCATAAGCATTTTTCCAACCTATAATTCGACCATCGTTCGTCCAAATACCCCCTGCAAATTCGTGATTAAAGTTGACGGCTTGAGTTGAGGTATACGCAGTTCCCCCAGAAGTCGCTCCATTTGTATCATTAGCATATGATATAATATCAGCAACCTGATTTCCAATTCCTGGCTTAACTTTTATGTATAACTGTTGATAGTTTCCTACAGATTTAACTTGAAGTTGATATCTGTTTTGACCAGATTCTTGTATTTTGTACCACCTTACATTATTTCGTAGAGCATAAGGTATATTTGCGTATGGAGTTTCTGGTGTGGTTCCTGTCCCTCCCCAGTGATATATACTTAGCGCTCCTTTATAAAGCTCTCCACCTGAATACGTTGCGCTACCAAAGTTTCCGCTAAAGTCTGTTATTTCTATTTCAGCACCCCATCCAGAGTAGCTAGCGTCGCCTGTAACAACATCAAAAAGCTTTTTCCAGTTAAGGTCAGTGCTTCCACCAACACTAAATTGCATTTCAGGAGTTTCTAAGTTTCCATGTTTTCTATGGCCTCCTGAGATGGTTCCTAAAACGTTAATAGCGTAATTTGAACCTGTAACTAAATCTACATTGTCTTTAGAAGCATCTCCGTTAAAAAAATACCCAGTGTTATTTCTGTCATAGAATATAGGAGCATACATTCCTGAATTAGATTCTATA